GGAGGATATTCTCCTCCCTGCACACTGCGCTCACATGCGCTTTAAAACACCCACTGTTGATAATCAACAGTGAGCCGTCAAGACTGCGTGAGGGTGTCCATGTCGTCATTCTTTTTGAGGCAGCGTAATCGGCGTGAGCCGACACAGCCCCCCCTCATTTATGACTACAGCGTCCTTGGACATGCTCCGTACACCCACGTTGTCAACCAACCGTATCTTGATGAGACGGTTATAGACGGGTGCCATAATGGTACCTGGCCTCCGCCCCGTGGTTCCCGTACGGACATTGGTGGTCGCTTTGCCCTTACTAGGTCAGAGCGATCGTACCCTGAGACGTTCACTGTCAACCTGAATCATATCCAGGGAACCGTGTTCATCACTCAGGTACCTGCAGCATGGGCAATGGGTAATGTGTCGGCGTTGCCAGTCGCTGATGCGACTCTTAACGTCTTTGGCACAACAGCCATCGCTCGTGTTCTGCCCACCAACCCCAACTCGTCTTTGTCTACAGCTCTAGGTGAGCTGCGCAAAGACGGATTACCTTCCCTTCCTGGCTCTTCGCATCGCGAACAGGCTAATATAGCCCGACGCGCAGGTAGCGAATACCTGAACGCAGAGTTTGGTTGGCTCCCTCTGATCAACGACATACGATCTTTCGCGGACTCTGTAAAGAGGTCGCGTCAGATCATTGATCAATATCGGCGGGACTCGGATCGAAAGATCCGAAGAAGGTACACGCCGGCGCCTGTGGTTCTCAGTACGCAGGTCTTTACAGGTGGACAGGGTCAATGCTCGGCTTTCTATCCGGTCTTTGACATGTCCATGACTCGAACGCGTGTCGAGGAGTACTCCTTTTCTGGAGCTTTTCGATACCACGTTCCAGTTGGAGACGACTTTTATAGCCGTCTTCGTCGGTACGAGCAATACTCGCACCGCCTGTTTGACACCAGGCTTACGCCTGAACTGCTCTGGAACCTAGCTCCGTGGTCTTGGGCCGTCGACTGGTTCACCAATGCTGGGGATGTGATCCACAACATCTCTGCCCTTGGTGCAGACGGTTTGGTGATGCAGTATGGGTACGCGATGAGGCATTCCCTCATCGATGAAATCGCAATTGGCAATGCCAAGATTTCGAGCAACGCGATTGTTCGCGGGCCTGTATCCTTGCGGATTCGGTCCGAGACCAAGCAGCGTGTACCCGCTCATCCCTACGGTTTTGGTATCACTGATGCGTCTTTGAATAAGACGCAATGGGCGATACTCGCGGCTCTCGGTTTAACTCGAGGGCAACGCCCTGGGTCACTCTGACCCAGGCTTCAAGTGATTGTCCATTCGACAACCACACCGCAAGCTCGCATCCTGCGAGTATTGCAACTTCTCAATGAAGGAGCTCCTCCTCATGTCCCTTGCTGATCCTCAGGTAATCACTGTCAATGCTGTTGCTCAGTCCCTGAAAAGGGTCTCGAGCGGCACCAACGTTGGTACCTTTAAGACCAACGACGGCAATTTTACCCTGGACGTCGCGCACTCGTATTCGAAGCGGAACCGGCATACGCTGGTTCTTCGGCAGCGCAAGATTGCTGCTGATCCGCTGGCCCCGACGTTGAACGTCGAGGTCACCCAATCGGTTCGAATCACCGTGGATGTGCCAAATAACTTGGCATTCACGGTCGCTGAGAGCAAGCTTCTCATGGACGGTTTCGCTGCCTGGCTGGCAGCAGGGTCCGGCGCGATTGAAACTCAGCTCCTGGGCGGAGAGAACTAAGCCGAGACGGGCCAGCAGTGCTTTGGATCAGGATTCTCTGCATTTTGGCTCTATGCCTGATGTGTTGGATCCTTCTCCTAGCCCTACTGTTCCTTTGTCTCTCAGGCTTCTACTCTCTAACCCACTAAATGGGTCGTGAGGCAGGAACAGCATAACCTCTAAGGAGGAAGCTGTGAAAAGCCTGACAGAGCTCTGGTACACTGCGTCCTTAGAACTGGGCGCATTGTGTCATGTGAGCACAGACCGAGACTACAAAACGGTCTCGGTTCGGTTCGAACACGAAGGGTTATCGTTTTTAACGATCACCCTGCCCGAGTTTGGAAAAAGTCTCGAAAAAGGCTTATCCCTTGGGCATGTTGGTCACGACCTTTTCGCCGGATTTCGGCGAAGAGGCAGTCTCCCCCTGTTTCTAGGAGGTTTCCTTGACCGAGTGTTCGACCGCGAGAGTGGTCGTTTGCTCGATGTTCCCTGTGGGGATTCCATCTACGCGTTGAGGCAGCTAACGCTCCTCTTTGCTAAGATCTCTGTTCGGTGCAGTGATGCACGTGAACAGGGCGCCCTTCGGAAGTACATCGAGTGTGAGCAGGATGTGCGTCAGAGCGATCGTAACATGTCTCAAGGACTCCTTTCGGAGTTCGAAAGCATGTCGCTCCGACTGTTTGGGGACGTCTTGGCCTCCGCAGACTTGGCAGTCTACGAGAGCACACTTACCCCCAAGCACGGCCCGGGTAAAACCGCCGACAGACTTTCGGGTAACCAAAAGTATGTCCAGCGCGAATGGACCCGTCGATTGGAAAACGTACTTCCTTATGGGGAGTACGCTATTCCTAACTGGAGGTTTAATTACCTCCTCGATGCCGTCAACATCCTCGAACCCCGGAATGAGAGGCCTGTTAGGGTCGTTCTCGTTCCAAAGACGCTGAAAACACCCCGGATTATTGCGATCGAGCCAACCTGCATGCAATATATGCAGCAGGCTATTGCCGAACGCCTCGTCCAGGACTTGGAGAGCGATTTGTTGCCCCTCCAGGTAATCGGCTTCCTTGATCAGACGCCTAATCAGCGTATGGCCGAGGAAGGTTCTCGCACAGGAGGGCTTGCCACCCTCGATCTGAGCGAAGCTTCCGATCGGGTTTCCAATCAGCATGTACGTGCTATGGTTAAGCATTTCCCTCACCTCTCTGAGGCGGTAGATGCCACCCGTAGCCGGAAGGCTGATGTGCCTGGCTATGGCGTTATTCGCCTGGCCAAGTTCGCGTCGATGGGTTCTGCCCTGTGCTTTCCCGTGGAAGCGATGGTCTTTACGATCATCATCTTCATGGCGTTGGAGCAGGTGCACAAACGCCGCTTTTCCAGGAATGACTTTAGGTCATTTTCTGGACGGGTGCGAGTCTATGGAGACGACATTGTCGTCCCAACGGACAGCATGCCGACAGTGATCCATTACCTTGAAGCTTTTGGGCTCAAGGTGAATACGGACAAGTCTTTCGGCACAGGGAAGTTCCGGGAGTCTTGCGGTAAGGAGTACTACGATGGTCGCGACGTATCCATCGTCCGCGTTCGGAGTGTACTTCCTACCTCACTGTCTGATGTTGATGAGGTGATTGCCACAGTGTCTTTGAGGAACCGCTTTTACGAGGCGGGCCTTTGGGCCACTGCGCGCTGGATGGACACGTGGATCGAGCCCCTTTTAGGAGGCAAGTACCCATATGTCACCAGCGATTCACCTTTGCTGGGTCGCGTCTCGTTTGCCGGATTTGATTCCGACAGGCATAACCGCGATCTCCACATACCTGAAGCTAAAGGGTATGTGGTGAAATCGACTCCTCCGCCTTCATTGGCAACAGGAGAAGGTTCTCTGCTCAAGTACTTCCTTAAACGCGGCATCTTGCCAGTTGCCGACAGGGAGCACCTCATCAGATCAGGACGTCCTAAGTCCGTCGCACTTCGACTTAGGTGGGCCCGCACGGCTTAGTGCCGTGCGGTGAGTGGCTTCGGCCACGTCGGGAGTTGATGTAACTCCCTTCGGCTTCACCGCCGTGGGGGATGCATTGGCTGTGCATCTCCCGAC